CCATGTGACTTACTACGTACAGGCCCCGGATCTGACGGCCGGAGCGGAGACCGTGGCCCGGGACATCCACGGCGGTGGCAGCGACCTGGAGGACCCGTACGCGGACTATCAGGGATGGGAGCCGACCTATGGTTGCCTTCGGATGCAAAACGCGGACGGGGTGGCGCTGTCCAGGATGATTATTGACAATGGCAATGATGTACTGTTAACCGTGAGGGACGAATAAATGGAGGTAAGTAAAATTGCTGAGATTAAAAACCGTATTCGCTGCCTGCTGCCTATCCTTGCTACTGCTGTCATTGCCCTGTTATGCGGCGCCGTCATTGGATACCAGTACCGCGCCCGAGAAGATGTACACGTTGAGCGAGCAGGAGTTAACGACCCTGGAGCAGAACTCCAGCGAGTTAGCGAAAATCAACGAGCAATTACAAGCGACCTGCAACGGGCAGGAAGTACAGTTAACGACCTTGCAGAAACAGTTAACGCAAGCACAGGAGCTGTCAATGAAATTAAAGAATCAAATCGACAGCTTGACAGCGCAATCAGCAGAGCAACAGAGCTTAATCAAGAAAACCAACGAATCATTGCAGAAATTCGCGCAAGAGGAAAAGCGAACTAGGCTGCGGCTGAAACGGCAGCGGAACACATGGGAAGCTGCTGCTGCCCTGCTTGCTTGCGTTGCAATTGCAAAATAAATCGTTGCAACGCAAATGCAATGAAAAAGAGGACGGCACCGTCCTGAATTGCTTTATGGGCAGCGGCAGCACCGGCGTTGCCTGCAAAGAGACAGGACCGCTTAACGGAATAATGTATTACGCCCGCTTTATGCGGGCGTTTTTTATTTGCCACGAAAAAATCGCGCGTTTAAATCGTTTTACAGCGTTTTTATTTTCGTCTGCTTATGATTTATCGCAGAAAGCTGAAAACGCGCCAAAAGGCGTTTAAAAGCGTAATATGGGAAATGGTAATTTTCAGAATTGTTTCAGAAAATATACGTATAAAAATCTTTAAAGTATGCGTATAAACGCTTGCATTTTATACGCATATGTGCCATCATATAGTCACGGGGAGAAAGGAAAGCCCTGAAGAACTTGAGAACGGCACCGGGAAACGGAAGCCGTAAAAGGAGGACAAAATCATGAAGAACATGAAAAAAACCGTAAGCGAGATCAAAACCTGCCCGCAAGGTGTAGGTGCCTACTACGAGGTGTTTTACAATCGGGCAACCGATGAACTGTTCACCTGCTTCCAGGTGAGTCTGGGGCACAATTCCTGGACGAAATTCGAAAACCCCGAAATCATGAAAATCGGCGAATTTGAAAAGCCGGTGACTATGAAAGAACTGAAACAGCTGGTTGAAGAAGTACGGTAAACCGGTGGGGCTTTAAGCCCCACCCCCATTTGAAAGGAGAGTAAATCATGGACGTAAAAGACCTCATCAAAAAGTACAATCTGCAAGCTATCGAGAAAGACGGGAAAATGATGGTACATACCAGAGCAAGAGTCCCGGCAAAAGACGTTGCAGCCATCAAAGCAAACCGAGATGAAATCCTGAAGGAAATCCTGGACGCCAAAGAGCAGAAAAGAAAGGCATGCCAGGAACGCCAGGCAAAGATTAACGCCATCCCTGGTCTGTCCGAAATCAAGGCTGAGCTGGCAAAGGCCGCCGACTGGCACAGACGGTTTAATGCCAGCTTTGAAACCGAGGACGGCGGTGGTTGGTGTGTAGGACCCAGACCGAAATACGATTTCGAAGCCGCATATAAAAAATACCCACAAGCCCACGCTTATCTGATCGCCGAACGGGAAGCCTATAAAGATAACTATGAATTGGCGGAAATTGGGCGGAAGGCACTGGAAAAGGTCATCAATGGCCAGTGGGAAGAAGCCATGGACGACATCAAACGGAAAGAAGACGAATTTGTCAACAGACACGCCTGGGATTGAGAGGGATAAAAATGAGAAAGACGATTTACATGAATGATCCTTTAATTAAATTGAACGAGCAAACGACCAACGGCGGGTTTTCCCGCCGTCTGGGGGAAATTGCTGAAAGATACGATATAATCATGAAATTAACGCCTGAACCGCCGAAATTTTCCCCGGAAGAAATGCACATTCTGGGCGAAGTCTTGGCTGGTGCAAAGATTTCCGCAGGGTTTATTTATTCCCTGGGTTTTGAGGTCCAGGATAGCGCCCTAGAAACGCCGGAAATCCGGGAAGCCCTTGCTAAAAAAATCGACGCCATGACAGCCGCCGAAAAAGTTAAAATGATCGAAACACATTTAAAATAAAACTAGCCGCCGGGTTGTCCGGCGGCTTTATACATCGTTATACATTTTTATTAATTGGGCTGAGATTGGGCTGAAAAATTTTATATAAATACCCCGTGTATATTATGCACGGGGTATTTATTTTTATGCAAAATTGGAAAACGCAGGAAAAACAGGAAAATCCCCGCACTATAAGGCACGGGGATAGGAATTACTGGAAATCGGCAACGGCATCGAGGTATCGGGCTATTTCTTCCAGATGTTTTGCACGGTCAGTAAGATATAGAGCCTCGAATCGCAGGATTTCCTCCTGTTCTTCTTTGGTTTTGGCTTTTGCGTAGTTGTTGGCAAAGGCTTCCATGACCTTTGCTGTGTTGTGCAGGTTGTCGACGAGTTGACCTTGGATTTTCTTCATGGTTATCATCCTCCTTCACTAGTAATAGGACAGTAGGATGATAGTTAAGTACCGCTTTTCCCATTTTCTCCAATGCCATACAATGGGTTAAAATGGGAGTCCGTGGGGAAAATCAACGTTCCATCAGTTCTGCAAATTTTTCCGCCGCCCGGCGTTTCATGTGTTTGGTAACATGAAGATATATTTTTCTGGTGGTGGTGTCGTCCGAATGTCCTAACCGTTCCATAATGTCTACCAGGTCAACACCAGCTTCGGCCAGCAGCGACGCGTGCGTGTGTCGGAAAATATGAGGATGAACACGGCAGGGCAACGGCGGCTTTAAAGCTGCCTGTATATGGTCAATGTGGTTCTGCACACTTCTATGGGTAATTGGATATCCTGGATGCAACGGGGCTGTAAAAACAAACCCGGCACGGCTGCCTTCGGGATAATGCCATAATTCCCCGAACGTAAACCGGCGCGACGTTGCCTCCAGGCGGTACTTTTTAAGTTCCGCGACTAACTGGGTGGGCAGCGACAAAATCCGCGCTGACGTCCGCGTTTTGGGCGGCAGGAGTTGATAGGCGTCGTAGCGGTTGCCAGGATTGTACAGCGTTTTGGTGACTTTAAGCATTGCAGCGTCCAGGTCAATATCTTCCCACGTGAGGGCAAGGGCTTCCCCAATGCGGAGCCCCGTATAAGCCAGCAGCATAAAAAGCGGCGTATAATCGCCGTACTGGGTGTGCCGCCGGGATTCATCCAAAAACCGTTGCAAGTCCGCTTTTTCTAGGTATTTGGGTATGTCGTTTTCCGGGTCCACGATTTTTCTTGATGGGCGGGGCGGTGCGGCGTATTCCGTCGGGTCATTATAAATGAGTTCAAATTCCCGGGCTTTCTTAAAAATCATTTTGGCCGTGGCATGGACGCCGCAGATTGTGTTGGGCTGTAATTTACCTTTTAAATCAAGTAAAAACATCTGGTAGTCCCGTTTGGTAATCCGCTGCAATGGTATTTTTGCAAAACGCTGGTTTAGCCAGGCTATATTATGTTGCCGGATTCGGACCGTTGAAATCTTAACTTGCTGGGCATAGATTTTTAACCAGTCCGCCGCAAATAATTCAAAAGTCACGTTAGATCCGGGCACGTATTGTTGTTTTTTGACCGATTCCTGGATTTCCCGCAATGCGGCCTCCGCGTCTTTGCGGCGCGAGAAGCCGAACCGGGATGCGCGCTTGCGCTTTCCCGTTGCCGGATCAAGGCCAATGACGGTGCGGAAGCCCCAGGTGCCATTGGGCGAATGGATGATTTCCATAGTTAGTCCTTTTCTAACTCGTTCCCGTCAATTTCCGCTTTAGTCATTGTTCCGTTTTGCTTAAAGTCAAACGAAGCACTAAAAGGGGTACGGATCATAGCACCAAAAGAATTCTGAGCGTCAACAAAGCCAGATACGATCCCGACGCCGTGAATCTTTCTGAACTTAAAATTGCTAAATTTTGCGGTAGAAGGTGCTTTCAAGTTGGCTTTTACTACCTTTTCAACTTGCTTTTGCATATGTTGCATTTCTCTCTCGGATGGGATATTATCCGTTATTTTTTCAAGCACCTTTCCTTCTTCATACAATGTTACACCTGAATACATTACGGAATGGACTGTGAAATTTGGATTCAACCATAATCCATAGCTGTACCCTTTCCCGTCCGTAGAGAAGCTATAATATTTTCTTCCGTTTGGGTCCGCTCTGTCCGTTACTTTCCACGCCTTTATTTTCTCCGGATCTATTTCTGTTGATTTTAACGCTGCCGTTATACCGTCTAACTCTTTCTGGTTTTTAAGTTGCATTGTTTTGGTAATCTTATTGTTCTCAAAAGCATATTTTCCTCCAGACGGCGATGTGGCATACACGCCTAAAATGATTAGGAGTCCAATTCCTGCAATAGCAATTTTCTTCTTGCTCATAATAATCTCCTCCTTTATTTAATAACAGATTGTTTTAGCACGGCCAGGCCTAAACAGCGGAAATTATGGCAATTATCAGCATTAAAAACCATGGGCGCGTATTTCGGATTTTCTGACACCAGCATGACGCCGGTATCTGTCTTATAAAACCGTTTTAAACATATCTTTTCGCCGTCGATTTCAAAACATCCGATCTGGCCGACTTCCACCTCCTGCTGCTGCTTGATAAAAACTATATCCCCGTCGTTGATACCAGCGTTGACCATAGAGTCGCCGGAAACCGTGATACAAAAATCTACCTTATAACGATTATCCACATCGTAATACGGCGTATCTTGGTTAATATCTTCCAGGGGCGCGCCCGCTGCTGCATATCCTAACATAGGGACACGTTTAAAGTGCCGTTGCAGATCATCGGCGGTAAAGTCGTCTTTTAACAGCAAGACGGGGGACACTTGTAAAATGCCTGCCAGCAAGTCGATTTTATCCCGCCCCATATTTTTTATTAATCCCTTTTCCCATTTCCGGACGGTGCTTTTTCCGACGCCGCAACGTTGGGCGACTTCTTCCAGCGTCAAGCCCAGTTCTTTTCGCCGTATGGCCATAAATTCGTTAGTTTTCATGGGCTTCTCCTTTCTAATTCATACCAATATTATACCACGAAAAAGTTTCTTATTGGCAACTTTTTCGTCAAAAACGGTAAAAAAGTTTCCGAAAGTGCTTGTTTTTTTCTTGTGGGTGTGCTATTCTATAGGTGTCCTAAAAGACACAAGGGAGGGAATTGAAATGAACGCTCTGGAACTGATTGCAACGATCAAGCTAGAAGGGATGACCATGAAGGAATTCTTAAAAAAAATCGGGATGTCCAGCAGCACCTGGTCCAAAAAAATCCGCGGGTTGTCTGAATTTACCCGGGCAGAAATCCAGGAAATCATCCAGGTGTTAAACCTGAGTGACGCCAAAACCATGAGTATTTTTTTTAACGTAAAAGTGTCCTAAAAGACACGTAGGAGAGGGGGGGACAACATGGAGAAACGGAACAAGCTGGCCGCCGTGGTCCTGGTGCTGTGTGGCTTAACTCTTGTAAGTCATAGCGTGGACGCCGTGGAGCAAGAGCAGCGGCCTTGCAGGATGGTATCCCGTGTTGTACAGCCTGGGCAATCCCTATGGGATATTTGCGCAAGGCTGGATAGCAGCGAGGATATACGAGTTATCATCGACCGGACCCGGGTTGACAACGATATAACCGACCCAGGGAGCTTACAGCCCGGGCGCGTGATTACGATACGATACAAACGTTAAAGGGGGAAGAACCCATGAAAAAGACAACGAATGATGATGCGGAAATACGAGCCCTTGATTTAGCAGCCAGTGCATTGCAAGGTTCCGGATTTAAACAAGCGTTGATTTTTGCAACGCGGCTAGAAAATGCCGATGATACGAAAAAAATCAATAATAGCGACCAAAAGGAAGTCGAGAAATACGGCATCCGTGTCTTCCAGGCGATGGACACCGCTACCATGCTGGCGTCCGTAGAGTCTCACATCGAGCAGTTAATCCTAGAACATCCGGAAGAAAAGGAAAAAGTGGCGCATTTTCTCATGAAGCTAATCGATGCCGTCATAGACGACACGGAAGGCGTGAATTAAGGGAGGGAAAAACCTATGAAAACCATTGATGCCCGCGTTGCCTTCCTGGAGCAGCGGGTGAAGGACCTGGAAACACAACTCCTCGGGCCAGCGTTCGGGGCGGCGCTGCCGTCAGTCCTGGATATTGAGGCCCTGATGAACGCCTTGGATTGTAGCGAATACAGAGCGCGGGAAATCATGAAATCCGGGAAACTGAAGGTTTTTCGGATTGGGAAAAAATACCTTGCCACCCGGGAGCATTTTCTGGAATGGCTTGAACGAGGAGGGGATGCTGGTAATGGACAATGAAATGGCAAACAATTTTCGAGATTGGGTACGTTATACCAGAATAACACGGCGTTTAACGGGTACAGAGGTTGCAAGGCAAACGGACCACGACAACTCTTGGCTGTCACGGTGGGAAAGGATTCCTCAGGCCACCATCCTGGAGCCGTGGCAATACCTAAAAATCCGGGACTATATCGCGCCCGGCGTGCCCATGCGCAGCCTGGTTAAAAAAGCGCCGATGCGGATACCGTTCCTGAACCGGGAACAGCGCAAAAAGGCCTCGGAAATGCTGGAACGTGCCCGGATTGCTAAATGTGTCGCAAATTTTACCTTGTCAGACAAAATCGGGATGAGTCCAAACTCATGGGCGAACTTAATCAGCATTGGCGGCGCGCCCAGTGAGTCTACCATTTATCTGGCCTGCAAGGTTTTGGGTCTGGATTACAAAGAGCTGTTAAAGGAGGTTGGAGTCAATGAACCTGAAAATTGCAACGGAGCAGCTGCTGAAGAACATACGGAAAACCAGGTTTAACGACCTGGTGGAAGTCCCCGCGGATTGCGTGGAAGCGTTGCGGAAAGCCCTGGAAGCTGAAAATAACAAAGAGGTGAGCAAGGATGCTTGAATCTGATTACCTGGATTTTACCGCCCCCGTACCGGCTGAAAATCGGGAGCATTGGAAGCCGGAAAACGATGACCAGGCGAACTGGTGCCTGGAAAAAATTTCCGAGGCGAAAGCGGAAATCATGGGCGCCCGGGCGTTTTATGAGGCAAAGAAACGCCAGTTGGACCAATGGCTGGAAAACACCATTGCGCCGTACAACCGGGACTGCGAGCACTTTGAAGCCCTGCTTGCCGGATATGCAGAGGAAGCACTGGCCGAAAAGAAAAAGCGGACCATTTCCCTGCCTGGTGGAAAATTCGGATTCCGCAAGGTCCTGGCGAAAATCGACCGGGACGACGCCGCCCTGCTGAAATTTGCCGAAAGCAGCGCGCCGGAATACGTCAAGGTTAAAAAATCCGTTGATTGGGCAGCGTTAAAAAAGACCTGCAAGGCGGACGGCGATCACATGGTCACGGAGGACGGAGAAATTGTTCCCGGTGTTACTGTGACAGAACAGCCGGACAAATTTGTTTGCGAGGTGATTTAAAAATGGGTATGCCTGTTTTAATCCTGGGGGCCAGCGGCAACGGGAAATCCGCTAGCCTGCGGAATTTCGAACCGGACGAAATCGGAATTTTTAACGTTGCCGGGAAACCGCTTCCGTTTAGAAAAAAACTGTCGGTTTTCAACAACCCCGGGTACAAGGAAATTGAGGCCGTGTTAAAACGGCCAAGGCTGAGGACCTACGTTATCGATGATTCCCAGTATTTAATGGCGTTTTTCTTGTTCGATCACGTTAAAGACATGGGATACGGGAAATTTACCCAATGCGCCGTTGATTTCCGGGACCTGATTGACTTTATCGTACAGGATACGCCGCCGGACGTGATCGTCTACCTGCTGCACCATACAGAGCGGGACGACAACGGCTACATCAAGGCCAAAACGTCCGGCAAGATGCTGGACAACCAGCTGACAGTGGAGGGGCTGTTTTCCATTGTTTTATTGGCTGAGACGGACGGCAAGAATCATTGGTTTACCACTCAAAGCGACGGGTTTACACCGGCAAAGTCCCCCATGGGGTTATTCCCCGAAAAAATCGAAAATGACCTGAAAAAGGTGGACACGGAAATCCGCGAATATTACGAAATGAAACCGATTAAAGATGAAATGAAGGGAGAAACGGAAAATGCAAAAGATTGATTGGAATAGCGTAAATGAATCTACGAACGGGGGCAACCGCCCACCCGTCGGCGGCTACGTGCTGACCATCATTAACGCAACGGAAAAACCCGAAAAACAGTATTTCCAGGTTGAATGGGATTACAACGAGGGCGAATGGTCCGGGCATAACCAAAAAAACGCAACAACAAATAACTGGGGGCTGCCGCGGCTGTTCCGGAGTTATAAGCCCTCCGCCCTGGGGATGCTGAAACATTTCCTGATCGCCCTGGAAAAATCCAACAGGGGCTGGACTATGGACCATTGGAACAGCCTGCCGGACGCGCAGCAAGCCCCGGCCCTGAACGGCTTGATTTTCGGGGCGGTGATCGGGGAAGAAGAATACATCAACAAGGACGGTAAACTCAAAGTACGGCAATACATCGCCGACACGTTGCCCGTCGCAGATATTCGCGCCGGTAAATTCGAGGTTCCCACCCTGAAAAAGTTGAAAGGAAACGGTAGCAGCACATCCGCCCCCGCTGCTGAAAACCCGGCAACAACCGCCCCCATCGAAACGGGCGTTGAAGAATGTCCGTTCTAACTTATGAGGAAATCCTAGGGAAATTAAACAACGTCCATAAACGGGGCGGCGCCCTGGTTGCGCAGTGCCCAGTGTGTGGTGACGAAGACCATCTGTACATCAACCGGGACGGGGACAAAACGCTGGCATTTTGTCACAAATGCCACGCGTCCCTCCCTGCTGTGTTAAAGGCCCTGGACGTGGGCGGGGAACCGCCTGCACCCGTTGCGCCGTCAAAACCAAAGGACCACGGGAGACGAATAGAGCGGATTGTCTACACGTACAGGGACCCGGACGGCAAAGAGGCTTATTGCAAAATCCGGGAAAAATTTGCGGATGGGCACAAAAAATTCAGCTTTCTGTATACCAGACCCGATGGGATCGTGGTTTATAAAAAGCCAAAGCCTTGCAATAACCTGTATAACCTGGACCGTCTGACGGCGGCAAAGAAAACCGAGACACTGTACATCGTTGAGGGTGAAAAATGCGCCGACGCCATGACCAACGCGGGATTCCTTGCCACGAGTACCAACACAGGGGCAGAAAGTCCGAACCTGTCAGAAACGGACCGTAAAACCGTTGAGAAATTTACCCGGAAGGTTATCATCCCGGACAACGACGGGCCAGGGGCTGTATACGGCAAGGCATGGGAAGCACGCGGGGCGAAGGTCCTGCCGCTGCCCGAAATCTGGCCGGAGTGCCCGGTTAAAGGAGACGTTGCCGATTACCTGGAGCAAGGCGTGGACCCTGGAAAAATCCGCGACTATAAATTCCCGACGACGGAATTTTCCGAGGAGTATTTTCAAACCCTGGACCGTGCGGACCTTATTTCCGAGGATTTCCTCTTAAAGCTGATTCAGATTGACGACCCGGTGCAACAGCAGCGGGCGGAAAGCCTGGCCATGTTCCGGGCGTCGGACCTGAGTGTCAAACGTGAGTTTGACAAAAATCTAAAGGCAGCCAGAATCAAGCTGGCACAGGAGCGCAAGGGCAATGAAAACGTAACCAATTTTACCGGGCAACCGCTGGCATTGCGGTGCGGTGATTGGATCGCCGATGATGAAGGGATCCGTCGCATGACCGCAAAGAGCAACAACGGAGATTTTACCTATCAATGGGCCTCCAGAATCCCCACGCTGCCTACGGGCATTTTGGTTAACGCCGAAACAGGCGAGGAGCGCATCAGGCTTGATTTTTACAAGGCCGGGAAGTGGTCCAGCGTCACGGCCGACAGATCAGATGTGGCCAATAAAAACCGTATCGTCAACCTGGCCAATAACGGCCTGGAAGTCACGACGGACAATGCCCAGAACCTGGTTAAATATATCAGTGAGTGCGTAACAGAAAACCCCGCGGATATGCCTAGGGAAACGTATATTGACCATTTCGGATGGACGGAAGACGGCGGGTTCGCCCCGTACGTTGATGGGCTGACCATTGACTCCGGACCGACCGGCGATGCCCTGGTTAATGCAATCAAGCAAAAAGGCACCCTGGACGAATGGCTCAAAATCGTGCGGCCGCTGATGGATAACATCTATTTGCGGTTGACCGTTGCCGCAAGCCTGGCCGCGCCCCTGCTGGAAATCATTAAAGGGATTCCCTACGTGTTTCATCTCTGGGGCGGCACCGGCAGCGGAAAAACGGTTGGTATCATGGTGGCAGCCAGCGTGTGGGGAAACCCGCAATTCGGCGCGATGGTCCGGACGATGAACATGACGGATAACGCATTGGTGGGCATTGCATCGACGTTGCGAAACATTCCGTTTTTTGGTGACGAATTGCAGACTATTAAAGACCGTTTCAACGGCTATGATCGTTTGCTGTATCGTATCACTGAAAAGACCGGCCGGGCACGCATGACAGCCGACCGGCGGGTGGAAAAGCCAGAAACGTGGAACACCGGGTTTATTTTTACCGGTGAAGAACCAGTAACCGGCGAAAATTCCGGTGGCGGCGTAAAAAATCGCGTGATTGAGATTGAGTGCGACGGACCGGTGGTTGAGCACGGTAACCAGGTTGTACGGGCAATCAATGAGCATTACGGCACATTGGGGCGGGAATACATCAAAAAGGCCCTGCAGGTTGACGTCCGCGCTGCCTACGATGGTACGTTCCAGGAGCTGATGAAGCTGGGGACGACTGACAAACAGGCAATGACCATGGCGCTGCTGATGGTGGCAGATGATATTTTCCGGATTTATTTCCTTAAATCCGAAATTCCCGGGCTAATGCCTGCCGACGTTGCCCCGTTTCTGCTGAGTAAAAAACAGGTGGATGTATCGGAGCGTGCATATAGCGCCGTCATTGACTGGATCGCCGAAAACACCGATAAATTTTACGTTTCCCATGTGGACGACGCGGAACACCGGGACTGCGACGGGCGTATTTGGGGCGGACGAAGCGGAAATGAAGTGAGCGTAAACAAGTCGGTGCTAATGCGGTTTATGGCCGATGAAGGATTTAACTTTACCGCGGTCAAGAAAAAATGGGCAGCAACGGGAAAAATCGTTGCAAGGCCAGACGGGAGGGTGCTATGGACTAAATCAATTTGCGGCGTTAAAGCGTCGTACGTGGTTTTGGTGACTGGCAAGTAATTGCGTGAAAATTCTGAAAGGGTAGAAATGGTAGAACAAGGGTAGAAATTTCAAAACCCGGAAACCCGCACCACGCCTATATATTTACTATTTCTACCATTCTACCATTTCTACCATATATAAAGGGTACGTATATATCAATAAATTCCGGTGGAGTACCATTTCCCGGATATATTTATATATTACGCTACCCCCTCTACGAAAAAAGGGTAGAACGGTAGAAAAGTGGCGTAGACCTAGGCTGGATGCGGGTTTCCGGTTCTACCCTGGGGGGGTGCAAAATGGTAGAACTTTCAAGGAAAACAAGGAAGTGAGTATAAAAAGTGGATAAATTTGACGAAATGTGCGAAATGCTTGACGCGGACGAAGATAGAATTGACGACCTGGAACAGCAAAACGAAGCGTTGCAGGAACGTATCGAGAAGCTGGAGTTTGAAAACCATAAGCTGGGGGCAACGATTGACCAGGATAATAAAATTATCCTGGCATTGACTCGGGCGCTGCACAAAGAAAGGACGGAACGGGGATGATTGACCAAATGGCTTTATGCCACGCCAAAGTAGCCATGCATAAAGCACAGAAAGTCGCGCGTGGGCTGAATTGGAACCTAAAATACCGGCACGGGTACAACTTGAGATTAAACGCCCCCGTGCAACGGCTTTTTGATGCAGAGGAAGAAATTGCTAATGCCATTGATCGTTTACGGTTGGCACGGTATCGTTTGCGGGATGCTATTACGCAGGAGGTAAAAAATGAACAAGGAAACAGCGATAATTAATATACGCGTCGCGTGTGTGGACACGCGGAAATCCATTAACTGTTTTACCAATCTGATGAAACTGAACTTAAATGTTCTGGACGCGCTGCCGGAACAGGCAGAATCCGTGGCGGAAATCTGCATTAAAAATTACGACACGATCATTGCAGAGATGCGCAGGCAGCGCCGGAAATTGGTCCGGGCGCGGTACGAGTTGAGAAAGGGGCAAGAAAATGAGAAAAACGACTAAACTACCGGTGGTTAAAATCAAGGTTTTCCCGGGCGGGCACATGCCCGAAAAGAAAACCAAAGGCGCGGCGGCTTATGACTGTTACGCCCGGATTGATGGGACAGGGGAAGATCAGTATTTTGACCCGCACCGCAAACTCCATTACATCCCCGGTATCAACGGATGTACCACAAAAACCCCGTTAGGTTTTGCCCTGGAAATGCCTGAGGGTATCCACGCGTTTGTCCTTGCCAGGTCCAGCATGGGGCTGAAAACGATGCTGGTTTGTCCCATTGGTATGGGGTTAATTGATAGCGATTATCGCGGCGAGGTTTGTATGTTGTATCGTGAGATAGACCCGGACTATGACGTCCCAAGTTGGAAACAGGAGGACGCCATCTATCACGGCGACCGTATTGCGCAGCTGCTGTTTAACGTTCCGGTTGAGTTGGTGCAAGTGGACGAACTGACACCAACAGAGCGGGGCAACGGAGGCTTCGGGAGCACCGGCAGAACGGATTTACCGGAAACAGCAGCGGAACCGGTGCCAGAAGGGGAGGAGTAGACAATGGATATTATCTATAAAGCATTGGTAATTTTTGCCACCATCGACCTGGCTATTTTCGCCATCGAAGAAGGGCGAAAAATCTACCGGCGTTATCAGACCAAGAAAGCCCTGGAAGCGTTTGCAGCGTGGGCGAAGAAATGCTTGGAAGAACGAGCCCAAGCACAGAGGGAGGACAAAAAGAAAGAAGGGTAACGGATGGATCTGAGGCCATATCAAAGGGACCTGGTGGATAACATCCGGACGGCTATTAACCGCGGCAACCAGCGCGTGTGCGCCGTCCTGGGGTGTGGGGGCGGTAAATCCGTTATCATTGCTACCATTGCCAGGGCGTCAACAGACAACGGGGCGCGAGTGCTGTTTTTAGTCCACCGGCGGGAGCTGGTGGAGCAAATCAAGCGGACCATGCACCGGCAAGGCGTGGACACTGACCTGTGCAGCGTGATGATGGTGCAGACGGCAAGCCGACGTTTACGCAACCTGGCCCCGCCTGTCTTGATTATCGTGGACGAAGCCCACCACATCCTGTCCAGGACCTACCAAAAAATTATCGAGTATTTCCCAAAAGCCCTGGTAGTTGGTTTTACGGCAACGCCCCAACGGATGGGCGAGGGAGGACTGGGCAAGGTATTCCAGCAGCTCATAACGTCGGTGTCTACAAAATGGCTGATTGACAACCATTACCTGGCACCCTACCACCTTTACTCCGCGCCCCTAGCAGGCCCAAAGGGGCTGCACACCCGCAACGGCGATTACGCGCCGGAAGAAGTGGCGGAGCTGATGGAAAAAGGAGCGATTTTCGGCGATACGGTAAAAAACTGGAAGCATTACGCCGATGGTAAAAAGACCATCGTATACTGTGCCAGTATTAAATCCAGCAAGGGGACGGCGGCCGCGTTTCAGGCCGCCGGTATCCCGGCGGAACACCTGGATGGGCAGACACCATCTGCGTTGCGGCAAAAGATCGTTGATGATTTTCGGGCCGGACGTGTCCTGGTGCTGTGCAACGTGGACCTGTTCGGCGAGGGTTTCGACGTCCCGGATTGCGAGGCCGTGTGCCTGCTGAGGCCCACAAAATCCTTGACGCTGTATATCCAGCAAGCCATGCGGCCCATGAGGACGGATCCGGGCAATCCTGGTAAACAAGCTATCATCCTGGACCACGTGGGCAATTATACCCGCCATGGATTCCCGGACGACGACCGGGAGTGGAGTTTAAAGCCTAAAAAGCGGAAAAAGCAGGCGGAAACGACGGTGACGCAGTGCCCGGTGTGCTTCCACGTTTTTAAACCGGCGCCCATGTGCCCATATTGCGGCTATGAATTTAAATCCGCAAAGGACAGCAGCGGCGGAGATAAAGACCGGGAACAGGAAACGGTGGACGGCCTGACGCTGGAGGAGATCAAAGAATCTCCGTATGGAGACTATAAACGTTGCAAGACCTGGGCGGAACTGGAAATTTTCCGCAAGGCAAAAGGGTACAAGTTCGGTTGGAGCTTGCATAAGGCCGCGGAAATGGGTTTGGAACTGCCCCCGAAATATAGAGGGGTGGCCAGGAAATTTAACGATGGCTGGTTTAGGAGGAGGAAAGCATGAAACTGAAAGAACTGTTAGAAGTCATGGAATACGAGATTCCGGTGAAAATTGAAACGACTACGCCGAATGGTGAATTTATCCGGATTTTTACCGGTGATACAGGAGCTATCCCGTTTTCCTTGTTCCGTGATTTTGGCGACAATGCCGTAGAAGACATCGACATGGAGGACGACGGGCGCTTGAGTATTTTAATTCACTGAGGAAAACCATGGATATAACGTTACTGATTTTACAAAATATTATGAGCGCGCTTTTATGTATCGTGCTGCTACTCATGATCGTAATTGACAGGAGGGGCAAATGAACGAAACAGACTTAATGCACGAAATTGAAATCGCTCTATCGGAGCGTGGCTGCTACGTTGAGCGTATCAACGTGGGCAAGGTGCAAACCAAGGACGGCCGGTGGTTCTCCACCGGCGCGCCCAAGGGACGCCCGGACCTGTCCGGGTTCCTTCCCACGACGGGGCGTATGTTTTTCGTGGAGGTAAAAGTTAAGCCCAACAAGCCGACGGAAGAACAGATGCGGTTTATCCACATGGCTAAATCGTCCGGCGCCCTGGCTTGTGTTGCTTACAGCGTAGACGACGCGTTAAAAATGGTTAACGACGCTATTTTTGACGACATGGGGCTGGTAGTCATGGACCCGGCAGAGGAGCGGCTGCCGGATGATTCCGACCTGTGGTTAAAGCTGCTGACGTTTGCCAGTGATTGCCGGGAACTTTTTGAAGCGCTGTTTATCGTCCGGGATTACGGGGCAACGCTGGCAAAGGACGGCAAGTTCGGCCTCCGTATCGTGCCGTGTGAGCGCGCGGATGTTTACCAGGAGAGCCTGAAAATGTTTAAAAAATATGCAAAGCCGCTAACTGATGAATTATTTTATCTTGTAAAGGTAGGTGGTTAAAATGCGCGAATGGAGAGCAGAAATTGCTCTTGCTGGTATTGCCTTGTATATCCTGATTGCGGCGATTATTGCCGTAGTCGGGTTGTCTGGTTGTACAGATTGGGGGCACGCTATCTGATGGGGGCAACGAGAGCCGGGAGCATTGAGGTCAGGCGCCATGTTTGCGACAAATGCGGCAAGGAGTTCATCGTCCCGCTGGTGGGCAAATATCCATACACGTTTTACTACAGGCACAAGCGCTATTGGTTTTGCGGCGACCATTGCAAGAGACTGGCCGAGGACAGCCTAGGACGGAGGCACTATGTATGCAAACCATGATGTTTTCCGGGCGTGCGGTGACTGCGGCGGTGTTTTCCGCTGCACCCCAGACTGGAAATGGTGGACGAAAGACCGGCACGGAAAAAAGATTTATTTTTGCGGCCGCGAATGTTACGAGGATTTTTTAATGAGGAGGAAACAACATGATGGACATTAATGTTTGCGAAACCTGCGAGTATTGTACGTTTAAAATTAGCGAGGATAAAAAACGTGTGGATCCCCGTTGCCATGTAACCAGCACCTGCGGGACGCCGTTGTCCATGGTGGACGAGTGCCCTTTTATTGCGGCAGCCAAACGGGTGCCAGCTGGCAAAGCTGATAACACCGGCAAGGATGCAGCAGATCGGTACACCTGGAGGGACGGTATCGAGTGCCGGGAAATCCAGCGTATCATGGCATGGGGTGCCAGCGCGGAAGAAGCGCCGTACATTTACGACGCGGTAAAATACATTTACCGTTACCCTAAAAAAGGCGGGAGCAGGGATATTCGCAAGGCCATCAAATGCCTGGAAGAACTTGCTGAAGTGGTGGAAGCCAATGAACGCAGCTGACAGATTCCTAGAAGCAGCGGCCAATACTGTGAAGCGTCTGATTAAACTGGAAGAAGATCGTGAGGAATTTATCCTTGCTATATCTTCCCCGTCCGCCGTTGACCCGAGCCGTGATTATACACAAGGCGGGACCGTCCATGATTTAGCTGACGATGTGGCAAAGCTGGAGGATACAACACAGCGCATTAAAGCGTTAAAGCGTGAGCTAATGATGATGAAAGGATATATTAAACGGATTGACAACGGCCAGCACCGTTACCTGTTATATGCCCATGGTATGTATGGAGTTACCCTGCTTACTATATCCAACACCATCAAAATACCATACACAACATTGCGCCGCGATTATACAGCAGCAAAAGATGCGCTGTGCAAAGCATTGGTAGACTGGCGACCATAAAAGAGGTAAAATGTATTATGTAGGTTTATCATTTCATATGGTTTTCAGCCATAGAGATTCCCATCTTGTGCTGACAGCAGAGACTTCCGTAAAAATACCGTGTCACTTATTGGCACGGTATTTTTATTGCACAAATTATTCACAAAGATTTCACAAGATAGGGGGGTATGGTTCGTAAAAGTTGGCACGGAATTTGCAATTCGGCGGTAGGTTTACATTTTTTCTCAAGGTGGTTAACGCAAATGGCTAAGGCAAGCAGAACAAGAGAAATTAATAATCTTTATCAATTTATATACAGTCTAAAAAATAAATGCGACAGTATAAACGACGTCAACAAAGATCTGATACTGCAATATTGCCGGTTTACTATTATGAGCAATGAGGTATCAAAGGAAATCCAGGACGGACTGGGCGTCAAGAAGCCGGAAGAACTGGCAACGCTGATTGGACTGTATAAGGAGTTTAACAAGATTGCCATTGCGTTATATAAAACCCTGAAGTTTGACTCCATCAAAGAGGAACTGAAAGCCGACAAAAACCCCTATTTTGAGTTGCTAGAGGACGCGCGAAAAAATGGCAAGAGAATTTTCGAAACGGTTTTATAACTCGAAAGCGTGGAATGACCTGGCGAAGCTAATTCGGGAACAGCGCCACTACATTTGTGATCGCTGTGGAAAACCCGGAGCGACTCAGGTCCACCACATCATCGAGCTGACGCCGGACAACATCAATGACCCAAGCGTCAGCCTCAACCCACGCAACCTGCAGCTGCTGTGTCATGAATGCCACAACGCCATACACGGACGTTTCAGGGAGGCAGGCGGGCGCAGCTACACCTACGACAGCACAGGGCATGTGGTGGCAGTGGGAGTGCCTGGAAAAAGTGGAAAACGGCGAACCCCCCCGGGGTGATATTTTTCGGCGAACCGCCACAGACCCGCGCCCCACTCTTGCGTGCGATACAGGCGGTTTCCAGAAGGGGTGTGATTAACGTGAAAGGAGGCGAAATGGATGGCGGACGAAAAAACAAGGCGAGGAGCCCAAACACGATATATCAATCAACTGAAAAAAATATTCAGCGGATCCCCGAGACAAGCGGAAGCGGTTCTCCTCATCAAAAGAGCAGCGTTTTTCCTGGCATCTCTGGATGAGCTGGAGCACATCATCCAGAAAGAAGGGTATGTCGACGTATATAAAAACGGACGGAATCAATCCGGTACGATGGCATCGGCATCCCTCAAAGCATACAAGCTATCCATGGATGGCCTCCTGGCCACGCTGAAGAAACTGGAAGACATCGCTCCGAGCCAGGAAGGGGCAGATGAGCTGAAAGCTTTCTTGAACAAATGACATCCGCAATTGAGGAATACAACGATGTGCTCCAATCAGGAAAGATCAAGGCCTGTAAAAAGCTGAAAGCAGTCTATCAACATTTGACGAAGAACATCAATCATCCTGGAAAATACCATTTTGACCAAAAAACAGCTGACAGGGCAGTGACGTTCATTGAAAGGTTTTGCTGCATCCCCAAAATGCGTGGGACTCCTCGATTTAAGCTAGAGCTCTGGCAAAAAGCCCTGGTGGAAGCGACGTTCGGCTTCGTCGATGATCAGAACCTCCGGCAGTACCGAGAGGTTTTTCTTTTTATCGGGCGGAAAAATGCCAAATCCATTCTGGGCGCAGCTATGGCCCTTTATCTGCTGCTGGCTGACGGAGAAGATGGACCGGAAATCTATACGGCAGCGACGGACAGATCACAGGCGAAAGTTGTCTGGGAATACGCCATTTCGATGATTAATCATGACGCCAGCTTAAAAAAATACCTCCGGCCCAAAGTGAATCTGATTGAATGCAAGGAAAACGGTGGGAAATTCGTACCACTATCAAAGAATTCCGGCTCCCTGGATGGGCTGAACGTCTCCGGGATGTTCCTGGATGAACTCCATGCCATCAAGGACCGGAACATGTACGATGTCTTAAAAGGCGGCACCTATGCACGGAGCCAGCCCTTGACTGTAATCATGTCAACAGGCGGCTACTATGAGCAGGACAGCCTTTTCGACACAAAATACAGTGAATACATGAGCATCATCGACGGCTACAGCACCGGAAGATATGTCGACGAGTCGACCTTACCGATCATCTACGAGCTGGATTCAAAGGAAGAAGTAGTGGATCCGTCCAACTGGATCAAAGCCAACCCGAACCTGGGCGTCAGTAAGAATCCGGAGCAGCTGGAACGGGAATTCAACCGGGCCACACTGGACGAAAAGACTATGCGTGACCTGCTGGTGAAGCAGTTCAACTTCCGGGAAAACGCCAGGGATACCTTCTTTAATCTGGAAGACGTGGAAAACAAAGCGACCTTCAACCTGGATGATCTCTCAGGAATGTATTTCTTCGGCGGCGTTGACTTGTCCGAGACTACTGACCTCACATGTGCGACCGCTGCCTTTCCAGTAAATGATCCGGATACGGATGAACCCAAGCTGATGGTGCATCAGATGTTCTGGATCCCAGAAGACACTCTTCAGGAGCATATCGAAAAGGATAAAGTGCCCTACGATATTTGGATTCGCAACGGATGGGTGAGGACCTGCCCCGGCAACGTCATCGACCAGAAGGGAGTCGTGAACTGGTTCTCCGAACTGCAGGCAGAACATAACGTCTACGCTTTCAAAATCGGCTACGATGCCTACAACGCCCAGTACCTGACACGGGATCTCGAAGAGAACTTCGGGAAGGACCTCTGCGAGAAGGTGGCCCAGAATTTCAAGGGGCTGTCCAGTCAGATGTACCTGTCTAAAGCATGGTTCAAACGCAAGAAAATCATCTACAACTACAACCCCGTTTTCCTGTGGTGTTTATTGAACACCGAAGCAGTGACGGACACCCAGGGCAACGTGAAACCATATAAAAACCGGAACCTGCGAAAGCGAATTGACGGATATTCTTCCTTCCTTGATGCTTTCTGCGTGTATCTGGACCATAAAGACGACTTGTGAGCTGAAATTTAGGCTCAGAGGCCGTTTTGTTGTAAGGAGGTGAGAACCATTAAAGGAATCATTCGAAGCGCTTACGACACGATTTTCGGCGGAACGAAGCAGCCGCAGACCACTACACAGTTCCGCATGATCAACGGCTGGACGAATGTTTTCGTCCCCATGGAGGATTTCTCGAAAGACATCCTCATCAAGACCTGCATCGACCGTGTGGCGACCCACGTGGCTAAACTGCACGCCAATCACGTCATTTTAAAGCACGGAAAGAAGCAGCCGGTGGACGGCTCCGGCATCCAGAACCTGCTGGCACTCAGCCCGAACCCATACATGAACGCCTACAGCTTCCTGTATAATCTGGCGACGAAGGCTGTAGCTAACAAGAACGCCTTTGCCTACATCAAGAGGGATAGCCGCCGGAACGTGCTCAGTATCTGGCCCATGGAATACCAGTCCTGTGAGGCTAGAGAAGACGACAAGGGGAACCTGTACATCATGTTCCATTACGGCGGCTCTGAGAACGTGCGGACCATCCCCTACACGGACCTGATCCACATCCGGAACATGTTCCAGCAGGGCGAAATCTTCGCCGGAACAGACGACAATCTAGCCAATCATATGGCCATGCTGACGAAGCTGGAACAATCCTTCGAAAATGTGGTCCAGAACAGCGGCCAGATCCGGGGCGTTGCCAAGATTGCAGGCCAGGCCGGTACCGATGCCTGGAAGAGTAAGGCCAAAATGCTGACCGAGAACCTGAAGGACCCGACTCAGGGCGGTATGGTGGTTACAGACGGAACCATGGAATTCACCCCGGTGACGGCCGACCCGAAAGCAGCTGAAACGAGCCAATTGGAATTCGTCCGGGACAACATTTACCGCTATTTCGGCGTCAGTAAGCAGATTGCAGAGGGCGTATACGATGAAACGGCATGGAGCGCCTTTTTCGAAAGCGTCATTGAGCCGTTTTCCATCCAGATGAGCCAGGAATTTACCCGGAAACTGTTCACCCAGGCCGAAATCGCCGCTGGAAACGAGATCGTGTTCGACGCCAATCGGCTGACCTATGCCAGCACGGCAACGAAAGTCGAACTGATTCGCCAGCTGCGGCCCCTGGGCGTGCTGACGACGAACCAGAGCCTGGAAATCATGAACCTGCCTCCGATTCCGGACGGCGATGACCGTGTCCAGACCTTGAACGTGGCCAACACGAACATCGTCAGCGCCTACCAGATGAGCCAGACGGCGAAAGGAGGTGATGAAGATGCCAAAGAACCCGAAGAATCTCCTGATGAGAGCGATTGACGTCCAGGCTGGCGACCAGGACATGACCGTGACTGGGTACGCTGCTGTTTTCGACTCTCCGACCGTACTCTGGACCGATGAAGATGGGACAGAGTATAAGGAAGTTATGGAGCGTGGCTGCCTGGACCACACGGACCTGTCCAATGTGGTGCTCCGTTACAACCACAATGACGGTGCGCTGGTGCTGGCAAGGACCAGCAACGGGACCCTGAAAGTCACTCCGGACGCCCATGGGCTCCGAATTGAGGCCACTCTGGCTCCTACTACCCAGGGCAAGGACCTCTACACCCTCATCAAGCGGGGTGACGTGAACAAAATGTCTTTCGGCGGCTACGCCGGGGAGGTGGAATGGGATGCACAGACCAACACACGGCACATCAAGTCTATGGACAGCATTTTTGACGTATCGGCTGTTGATTTCCCGGCGTATGACCAGACCTCCTTAGCCGCCATTCAGCGTGACTGCGAAAAAGCGCAGAAAATAGAACAAAATATCATCAAAGAACGGCTTCGCATTGATATTGCGGGGCTTTTTTAATGAAAGAAGGTATAACTAATGACTTTTGCTGAAATCATGGACAAAAAACAGGCCCTGATGGAACGTTCCAAAAGCGCTAAAACCATCGAAGAACTGAAGAAGATCAAGGAAGATATGGCCGCTCTGAACGACGAGCTGTCCAAACTGAACCAAGAACAGGAAATGGAACGCATGCGGGCCGAAATCGCCGACTCCATGAGCCGTGGCGAATACAAAGGCAAGCCCCTGGGCGGCGTTGACGTTCCGAACACCAAGGTAGATAAGAAAGATTTCGCTTCTACCCCGGAATATCGCAAGGCATTCATGGAATTCTTCAGAACCGGCGAAATGCCTGCCATGTTCCGTGACGTTGCCATGACCAGCGGCAACAGTGCCGTCATTCCCGTGCCCATCCTGAACGAAATCGTGCAGAAAATGGAAAAATATGGCAACGTACTGCCCCTGGTCCGTCACCTGAGCTATCCTGCAGGTATGATCGTGCCGACTTCTACCCTGAGCGCAAAGGCAACCTGGACGACTGAAGGCGACAAGATCCCTGTGAACGGCAAGACCACCACGCCGCTGACCTTTAGTGCTTACCAGCTGAGCGCAGCTGTGGGCATCAGCTTCCAGGCCCAGGTGAAGAGCATGGCCATTTTCGAAGCCTCTCTGGCCAAGGATGTGGCCCAGGCTATGACTCAGACCCTGGAAGAAGCCATCATCAGTGGCGACGGATCCGGCAAGCCCACCGGCATCACCAAGGCTACCCCTGCCGCAACCCTGACCCTGCCCACCAGTCTGAGCTACAAGTTCATCACTCAAATTATGAAAGCCATTCCGTCCGCCTATCAGACCGGCACCAAGCTGTTCATGAACGAAGCTTCCTTTATGGATTTTGCGGGTCTCACCGACACCGCCGGTCAACCCATCGCCCATGTGAACTACGGCCTGGAATCCGCTCCGAACGCAGTGCTGTTGGGCAAGCCTGTAGTGTTCACCGATTTCCTGCCTAGCCTGGATACCGTGGCCGCCAACGGCACCGCCATCTTCGCCATTGACCCCAGCAAATACATCCTGAACACATCCTATGACATGGACATGGTGACCTACGTTGATAATGAAACCCGTAACCGTGTATATCAGTCTGTCGGCATGTACGACGGCAAAGTCGTGGATGCGAACGGCCTGGTTCTGATCAACAAGGCGGGTGCCTAATACGTCCCGCCTCTTATGAGGAGGGATTGAATTGGAACTGAAAGACTTTAAAAATTATCTGCGAATCGACGATGACCTGACCGACGATGACTCCATGGTCCAGGCCCTTATGGACTCTGCAAAAGAATACATCGAAAACAGTACCGGGAAGGCGTGGCAGGACGACAGCGAGCTGATGACCAGCTGTGCCAAACTGCTGGTCGCTCACTGGTACAATGACCGGTCGCTGGTCAGTAAGAGCAACGTGCAGGAATATAACCACAGCATCACGAGCATGCTGCATCTCATCGAGGTGTCCGATGCTTATCCCGCTAAGGCGGTGACGTCATGATTTGCAATCCAGGTTTACTGAACCGCAAAGTGACCATCTACCGCCCCGCTGTGGAGACTGCTGATGACCTGGATGTACTGAAGGACAACGTGCTGTATTCCAACGTGTCCGCCTGGATCGCCCCCGTGCGGGGCATCCAGTACAAAGAGGACGGGACTGACAGGAACGATGCTACCGTGAAAATCACTATCCGCTACCGAAAGGGAATCACGGACGGCTGCTGGGTGAAGTATAAGGACCACCACTACCTGGTGGAATGGATTGCTGACCCCGATATGCAGCACGAATCCCTTGAACTGATGTGCATCGAACGGATGCGTGGAGACCCGCCGGAGTCGAAGCTGAACGGATGGGAGCCGTGATATTATGGAAGACTTTAGCATTAAGGGGCTTGACGGACTGACCGCTGATATAAAGGCGGTGGCCCGGGAGTACCCTGCCGAGGTTGAAAAGCACCTGAAAAGAGTTGGCGACAGCTTCAAAAAGAAAGTTATCGCCGCCACTCCGGATTCAGGGCATAAACACCCGCACAAGCTAAATAAGAGCTGGCGCTCCAACGTCGAAGGCCTGACTGTAGACACCCTGGAATATCAGCTCTCCAACGTGGCGGGACATTTTCCGCTTGTTGAGCGTGGCCACCGTAAGCTATCTAAGAAGGGAAAGGTCATCGGATACGTCCAGGGACGCCATTTTTTCGAAAAGGCCTGCGATGAATTCCATGCCAGCGACGAAATGGGCAAGGAAATGGACAGATTCGTAAGGGAAATCAAAAGGAAGATTGATCATGATTGACGACGTGACGATTCTGAAGGCCGTCAGAGCTCTCCTGAAGCATACGTGGCCGGATGTGGACGTGAACCTGGACGACGTCCAGCGTTCCTTCCGGCTGCCGTGCTTCTTCCTCCGATTCTACGAGCTTGACAGCCCCGAAATGTATTACAGCAAGCGGCTCAAGCGGGCCTGCACGCTGCATATCGACTATTTCACACAGAAAAACCGCAATTCTGCCGTGGAACTCTACAAAGTTCGTCGGCAGCTGAAAGAAATCTTCATGTTCGGGATGAAGGCCGGTGACCGCTGGCTTTCCTTCGACGGAATCCAGACAGAGACCAACGGCAAGGATGCAGACATCCTGACCGCTACCCTGACGTTCTCCTTCTTCGATTACCTCTACGACGTGACAGAAGAAGAAGAGAAAATCGGGTCCGTCACCTCGAATATGCAAATCACTGAAAAGGAGTGATATGAATGACTCAAAAAGCCCCCAGCGTCATTGTGACGTTCGAAGAAAAGGGCATCACGGCAATCCAGCGCAGTGAACGTGGCATCCTGGCCATGATCCTGACCGAAACCCAACCGCTGGACCCGTTCACCGTCTACAGCGTCGACGACATCCCCGACAGCGGGCTGTCTGACGACAACACGGAACAAATCAAGCTGGCTCTGATGGGCTACCAGACCAGCCCGAAAAAGATCCTGGTCTACACCGTAAAAACCGCCGATGCAGAGCCGGATTACACCGATGTTCTGAAGGAGTTGGAAAACGTCCGCTTCGACTGGCTGGTTATCCCCGGCATTACCGACACGAACGCTGCCACCATCGCTTCCTGGATCAAGTCCATGCGGACCACCAAGGACAAGACCGTGAAGGCCGTCCTGCCCAACCAGGTAGCCGACTTCGAAGGTGTGGTCAACTTCACCAACACGACTTTGAAAACAAAGACCAAGACCTACACGGCCGCCCAATACGCCAGCCGTGTGGCAGGGATTATCTGCGGCACGCCCATGACCATCTCCTGTACCTACGCCCCGGCTCCTGAACTGATCGCCTGCGACAGTTATACCAGCGATGAACGGGATGAAAAGGTGGGCAATGGAGAACTATTCTTCTTTAACGATGGAGAGAAAATCAAGATTTGCAAGGGCATCAACAGCTACGTGACCACTGTCCAGGGCAAACTGGCCAGTTTCCAGAAGATTAAACTGGTTGACCTGATGGATATGATCCACGATGACATTAAGCAGACCGGCCACGACAGTTACATCGGCAAATACGCCAACAGCTACGATAACCGCTGCCTGCTGGTGACCGCCATTAATGGCTATTTCCACCAGCTGGAACGGGAAGGGCTGCTGGAACCCGGCGAGAACAAGGCAGAAATTGACATCGACGCTACCAAGGTATGGCTGGAATCCAACGGCAAATACACCCAGGATGAACTGGCCGAAATGACCGACCTGGAAATCAAGAAAGCCAACATCGGCGAGAATGTGTTCATCAAGAGCACCATTTCCATGCTGGATGCTGTGGAAGCCATCACTGTGGCCAACCACATTGCATAAGGAGGTGAACGGATATGCACGAAGTAGATTCTCAGAGAGTTATTTACGGGACCTATGGTGAACTGTGGCTGGACGGCGAGCAAATCGCCGAAGTCATCAGCGTGAAAGCCACCCTGACTGCCCAGAAAACCGCCATCAAGCGCAGCCGTCACCTGGTGGATGGATACAAAACGACCGGCTACGAAGCGAAAGGCAGCCTGAAAGTCCACAAGGTCAACAGCTATTTCATCAATAAGCTGGCACCGGCCATCAAGGCGGGTAAGCAAAAGAAATTCACCCTGATTTCCAAGCTGGACGACCCGGACGCCCTGGGCGCTGAAAGAATCGCCCTGTACAATGTCATGTTCGACGCTGTCGACCTGATCAATTGGGAACTGGGCAAGGTCAGTGAAGAAGACCAGAACTTCACCTTCGAAGACTTCGACCTGCTGGATACGATTGACGACGAATAAAAGGAGAATAAAGAATGAGCACGTTATCTCTGCTGTTGAATGCGGACGCAAAGAAGATTGAAGAACGTGCCACTGCAAAAATGGAAATCCCCAGGCTGTCCGCAGCCCTGGGGGCTCCTTTTGTAGTGGAACTGCAGACCATTGACCCGGAACTGTATACGTCCATCCAGGAAAACGCTGTGGACCTGGATAAGAAAGGCCGTGTGAGCGGCATCAAGACCTACGCCCTGACCGTCAAGACCTGTGTGGAAGGCATCAAGGACCCGTCCATGAAGGATAAGGCGTTGATGAAGAAGTTCGGTGCCGCCACCCCCATCGACCTGGTGAAGAAGTTGTTCCTGGCCGGGGAAATCGACGACATCGCCAAGAAAATCGGCGAGCTGAACGGGTACAACCGGGAAGATACCGACGAAGCTGTAAAAAACTGATAGAGGCGGACGATGAAGTGTACCGAGAATACTTCCTCTTCCGCTACCACCATATAGACCCTGTCTCCGTGGAGCGGATGCCATTCAGAGACAGGGCCGTTTTGCTGGCGTTTGCGGCCTATGAAATCAGGGAACGCAACGCCGAAATCAAGAAGCAGAACGCCGCCTATGAACGGCAGAAAGGAGGAATGAATGGCTAGAGTCATTGACGCCATTATCCGGCTGCACGACCAGTTCAGCCCTGTGCTGCAGAAGGTCAGCAACAGTTTGAGCGAATCTGAGAAGATGACAGGACGTTTCGGGAAGTCCATGGAAGGCATCGGCAAGACCATGAGCTCCGTAGGGCAGACCGTATCCCTGGGTATGGCTCCCATCCTGGCAGCCGCCACAGCCGGGCTGAAACTCCACAGTGACTTCGAGAACGGTATGGCCAAGGTCTCCACGCTGATTGACACGAACGTGGTCAGTCTGCAGAAGCTATCCAACGGCATTAGGCAAATCAGCGACGAAACCGGCATGAGCGTGACGGAGCTGGCCGAAGCTGAATATCAGGCAATTTCCGCTTCCGTTGACACCGCCCATGTTACCGACTTCGTTCGGACGGCAGCCATCGCCGCAAAGGCTGGCTTTACGGACACGACCACCGCCATCGACGGCCTGACGACAGTGCTCAACTCCTACGGCATGTCCGCAGAAAACGCCGGGAAAATCACGGATCAGATGCTCATGACGCAGAATCTGGGCAAAACGACCTTCGGTGACCTGGCTCAGGGCATTGGGTCCGTGGCCACGGCAGCCAGCCTGGCCAAAGTCAGCACGGATGATCTATTCGCCAGCATGGCCATCCTGACCAAAAACGGTGTACAGACGTCCGAAGCTTTCACCGGCTTCCAGGGCATCCTGAGCGCTGTGTCCAAACAGAGTCAGCAAACGGTCAAAACAGCTGCAGCCTTGGGGTTGGACTTCACCCCGGAACACATGGGACAAGTCGGATGGATTAAATTCCTGGAAGAGGTCAAAGCGAAAGTCGGCGATGATCAGACGGCCATCCAGCACTTGTTCGGACGTGTCGAAGCGGCCAATGCTTTTAAGGTCCTGACCAAAGATCTGGGGCAGCTGAAAGATGCACAGGCGGCCATGGGTAACTCTATGGGCGCTACAGAGCTGGCGTTCAATAAGATGTTGACACCTGCTGAAAAAAATAAGATCGCCATGAACCAGATGAAGAACGCCCTCATGGATCTCCGTGGAGTCGTCGCTCCGGTGGTCATGGCAACCGCTCAGGCTGTCAAAGCCTTCACCAGCTGGTGGAACGGGCTCAGCGACGGGCAGAAAGCCTTTGCAGTCCATGCCATCCAGGTGGTGGCTGCGTTCGGAGCCATCACACTGGGCGTGGGGAAAGCCATCAGCGCTGTGGGACGTTTCAGCATCTTTATCAGCAGATTGCCCCGGACCTTCCGCAACATCCGGAGTGCGGCTTCCATCATCGGAAAAGGCTTTCAGGTCATTCCCGGCGCCCTTCGTCTTGTAGGCGGAGGCTTCCTCCGTTTGGCTGGCATCGTAAGAACCGCCATGAGCGGCATCGCTGCTGCCGTAGCTGCCAACCCGGTATTCTTCGCCCTGACCGCCCTGGTGATGCTGCTGATCGTGGTCTACACCCATTGGGATGAGATTGTTTCCTACGTGAAAGAGAACTTCCCGCAGGTCTATGCGACTGTGTCTCAGGTGGTCAGCAGCGTGGTTGGGAAATTTCAGGCCCTGATTGGCTGGATTACCGGCACGCTGATTCCCATGTGGACTAACGGTTTTAACACGATGGGGGCCATTTTCGGAGGCGTGTTCGACGGAATTTCTGCCATCGCTCACAACGCTCTGGACTGGATTTTGGACAAGGTCAACCGTATCAAAGAGGCTGTCGCAGAAATCCACCTGCCCAGCTTGTCTCTGGGCGGCGGTCATGCCATCGGGACTCCCGGCTGGGCTGGCGGTCCTACCCGTATCAACGAACAGGGTGGGGAAATCCTGGACGTACCAACCGGCACCCGGATTATCCCACACGATAAATCCCTGAAGCAGGAATACCTGAGAGGCCGTCAGGAAGAATCCCGCAGATCCGGCAACCTGACCATTACCATCCCGAAGCTGGCTGACCAGCTGGTGGTCCGTGAGGACGCCGACATCGACAGAATCATGGAAAAGATGATGTTCAAGCTGAAGCAATACGGCATCAACCAGATGGAAGGGGCGATCTAAATGAACGACTTTTGGAGCGGACTTGTCTCCGGGCTGGTCAGTGGTGACGTGAACAGCGTTATCCTGAGCGCCGGTGGAGACTCCCTGACCCTGCCCATCATGCCGGAATCCGTAGAGGTGGGTGTCAGTCAGAACAACAGTACCGTGACTATCAACAACGATGGCGAATACAACATGGTGGGTAAGACCGGTCTCCACGAAATCGGCCTGGATGGGCTTTTCCCGGCCCAGGACTACAGCTTCTGTGATACCACGCCGGACAGCCCTGACGACTATGTCTATACCATCGAGAACTGGCGGAAAGAGGGAACGGTGGTACAGCTGACCGTACCGGACAGCCCCATCGACTTCTCCTTCCTGATTTCCAGCTTCAAGTACGGCTACCAGGACGGCACCTACGACATCTTCTTCCACGTCGACCTAAAGGAATACCGCTACATCGCAGGCATCAGCAACGACAAAATCAACGAGCTGACGGGTCTGAAATCCCGCCCTGACACCATGGTGGGAACCGGTGGCATCATCTCGATGACCGCCAACAGCTACGACGACATGGTGGGGAACATCGGCAAGGCTATCGGAAAGGCCGCACGGAGCGGCACCACGAGCCCCATCAGCTACCTGGAAGCAGCTTCCAGGGCAGTGAAGAAGGGCGGCGTCAAGCCTGGAGACCTAATCAAAGTGGCAGCGTCGGGGGTGAACGTGAATGACCGAATCCTTTAACCTGCTGAACGTCACCACCGGTGTTGACCTGACCCCGTGGATCATTTCCTACGACTGGTCCGGTGACCTGGAACAGGCCGGGCGCAAGCTAAATTTCAAGATTGCTTATACCACGAAAGACCCCAACTGGACGAACCCCGTCATCACCCTGGGTGACGAAGTTGAGCTGTACTGCATCGACCCGACGGCTGGCGGGCAATTCAATCTGTTCAAGGGCCGGATTTTCATGCAGAGCCGGGAAAGCAGCAGCTTCGAGATGGAATTTGTTGCTTATGACAAGCTGATATACCTGGCAAAATCGAAGTACACGCTGAAGTTCTCAAAAGTTCCTGTGAAAGACGTGCTGACCACCATTGCCAGCAAGCAGGGACTGACCCTGGGCCGTGTGGCCAATGACCTGACTTATACCGTTGACTTTGTGGCCGACGGCATGACCGGGACGGAAATCATCAAGAAGGCACTGGAAGAAGGGACGAAACGTTCCGGGAAGAGCTACCACGTATACCTGGACGCATCGGAAAAGCTGAACGTCGTCCGGGCTGACACCGTGATTGAGAATTACATTATCACGGACATGACGAACCTGATGACGGCCAGCCATTCGGCCTCTATCGAAGACATGGTGAACCGTGTGGAGATTGCCGACAAGGACGGCCACATCATCGGGGCTGTCACCAACAAGACCAACGCAGACGCCTACGGCACCATTCAGGACGTCTACAAGGTCGACAACAAGCAGGATACCCAGGCCAGCGCCAAAGCGATGCTCAAGGGAATCACGGAGCAGAGTGAGGTGGAGGACCTGGGGAACGTCCAATGCATCTCCGGCTACGCTGTGGTCATCCAGGAGGAACAGCTAAAGGGCACGTTCCTGATTATCAACGACAGTCATACGGTGGAGAATAATCTTCACAAGATGAAGCTGTCACTCAGGTATTTAGATCCGAACAAGAGCAAGGAACAAATCACGACCGAAGGCAACGCAGGAGGTGGAACATCAGTGAATACGGACGGATTAGACACAGGCGCTGATGCCTGGATTGGTTGCACCATGGATAACGGAACCGAAGGCTGTGTGGAGGCCGCCACCAAGGTGGGAAGCTATTACAGCCCATTCCTGGCCCAGGAGTGCAACAACGGCGTTGGGAATGTGGATACCCTCTGCACCGATGCCGGTGACAAGGTGATTGACTTCGATTCCAGCCAGCTGCAGAAAGGTGACGTCATCGTCTATGGGAACAATGACCACGTTGTCATCTATGACGGCAATGGCGGCTACATCGGCAACAGCAGCAGCGAGGACATGGTGGTACATGGCTCCAACTACAACGAGATGGGCGGCCTGACGCCCACGAAAATCATCAAGACGTCAACTTTCTAGGAGGTGGTGAAATGTGAAGAAGAATCCCTATGCCGAATTCTTCGGTATGGTCCAGGGCGTAGGCAAAAACTGCCAATCTCCCACCATCCAGATTGGCACCATCATCGACCCGCCTCCGAACATCAAGGTGCAGTACAAAGGCATGGTCCTGGAATCCGCTGAGTGCTATATCAGCGAATACCTGCTGACTCAGTACAAGCGGTCTGCAGAGGGGAACATTAAGACGACTACGGAGGAAGTCACCGGCGGTTCCGGTGAGGCGAAATACGCCAGCCACAGCCACCCTGTGAACCATTACTACAGCGAGACCTGGATTACCACCGACACGCTGAAGACTGGCGACAAGGTGGCCATCATGCCCTGCCAGAGTGAAGACGGGACCAGTCAGACCTATATCATCCTGGATAAAATCGTGAGACCGAATCGAGGTGCTTTCTGATGAATCCTTTTATCGCAGGTCCCGTGACCCAGACGGCCAAAAGCTACACGGCCAACCTGCCCGAACTGCAGGAACTAGCCTGGGATTTCAGCCATGACTGCTTCGTCCATGATGCTGACGGCCGGCTAAAGACCGTCACAGAAAACGAGGCGCTGAAGGTGTGGATTTACAAGGCACTGAAAACAGAGCGCTACCGCTACATGGCATATCTTCACGGCGATTACAACGCCGAAGGGAACTACGGAGTGGAGCTGGAACGTTTTATCGGAACCCGCTCAAACAGCGAAATCAGCGCTACGGAAATCAAGAGGTACATCAAAGAGGGAATCCTGGTGAACCCGTACATCAAAAGCGTGGATGCCATCGAGACCACCGTCCGGGACGGAGATAAACTGACTCTGACAGTCAATCTGACAAGCGTCTACGGCAGTACATCAATCACGGTAGGAGGTGAATAGGATTGTTTGAAGTACAAAGCAAGGATGATATCCAGAAACGCATGGCGGCGGACCTGTCTGAGATGAACCCTAATAGTACCATCGAGGGGAGCTTCGGCCGTGACGTCATCAACGCCACCAGCGTGGAATTCGAGAAAACTTATGCGGAACTCTCCCTGGTGAACCAGGCAGGCTTTGCACAAACCTCATGGGGCGACTACCTGGAAAACATCGCTGAAGAACATGGAGTCTTCAGACGGGCAGCTGTCCAAGCCATCGGCACCGTCACGGTGACCGGCACGGGGACTGTCTCCCAGGGTGCACTGTTTCAGACTCAGGACGGCACAGAATTCACGGCCACGGAGACCGTCAAGGTTACCAGCACGGCAGACGTCCCCGTGAAAGCTGTGGAGTATGGTGCCAAAGGCAACGTGGCCGCCGGGGCCATTACGATTATCCCCATGAGCATCCCCGGCATCACCAGGGTGACCAATGCCAACGCCACCTATGACGGCTTTGATGAAGAAACGGACGACGAACTCCGGGAACGGCTGCTTTTTAAAGTTCGCATGCCGGCCACGTCCGGGAACATGAACGACTACATCGAATGGGGGACCAGCGTGGAAGGCGTCGGACATATCACCGTGGTGCCACTTTGGAACGGGAACGGTACAGTAAAACTGCTGGTGACCGACTCCAACGGACAGCCGGCCAGCGCAGACCTTTTGGCTAGAGTATCAGAAAAGGTGGAAAGCATGCACCCCATCGGTGCCTCTGTGTCCGTCATCGCTCCGTCCGTGCTGGGTCTTACCATAGCTCTGACTCCTACCAAAGGCGGGGGAGATGCGGCGGCCATCAAAAAAGTGCTCAACGCTTATTTCCTATCCAGGCAGTACACGGAAAAGAAGGTCAGCTATGCCAAAGTTGGGCAGCTTATCATCGAGAACGCCGACACGACCCAGGTGGAGGACTACGACAATCTCACCATCAACGGTGCGACTGCGAACATCGGCGTGGACACGGACCAAATCCCGTCCGTCGTGGAGGTGGTACTGAATGCCTAACTTTAAACTGCTAAGAGACAGTGAGCCGGACGTGAGCCGGTACCTGCCTCTTTTTTTGTGCAGTGACCCCACCTTTAAATCCTGGCTTGACACCCAGAGCGAAGAACATAAGCGGCTCTGGATGGACATCATCGACGCCTGGAAGCAGTTTTACGTGGAGGAAGCCACCTGGGGACTCTCTGACTGGGAGAAATTCCTGGGCATCCCAACGGATGAAAAACTGTCCTACACGGTCCGCCGGTCCGCCATCATAGCCAAAATGAACGGAACCCAGACGGTGACCAAAGCGTTCCTGGAGCGTACTATCAACAGCTTCACAAACGATAAGTCCAGCCGTGTGGTGGACCATCCAGACCAATACAGCGTTGACATCTACCTGCCGAACGGTGGCGTGCTCTCCTTTGAAGAGATGGATAAGGCCATCCGGACGTTTATGCCGGCCCACATCGGGTGGCGTTATATCTACCAGACATACGTCAACGGAAGCCAGTACATCGGCGCTGTGCTCCGCCCGGCCCGGACGATCATGGAGATGGGCAGGCTGAAAGGTGACAAGCTAACCGGTCAAAGCGTGCTACGGCTGGATAAGGCCATCGACTACGTCAACGGGGATGGGCAAATCCAGACCACGCCGGATGGAGTCAAGACCAACGCTGTGCTGGACGCCACGCCTACGACCATCAGCCCCTGCTCATCCGCTCCCATCGGAGCCACAGACGGGATTTTCTACGTCAGCGGAGACGGGAACATCAAAACGGTTAATTAGAAAAGGAGTGAAACAATGGCTGAATTCCATAGCATTACCGTCACCAATGACGGCATGAAGCTGATAGCCCTGGCCAGCGCCATGCAGAAGCCTATTGTATTTGACCGCATGGACATCGGGGATAGCAGGCCTACGGATGCCAGCAAGGTGGCCAGCCTGACCGCTGTGGTCAGCAAGCGCATTGAGGCGTCCATCTCCGACATCGGAGTGGTCACAAATGCAGATATAAGCGAGGCCCGCTATCGCATCCTGGGCAAATACAGCAACAGCAGCATGACAACGGGCTTTAAGCTCTCGGAAGTCGGCGTGATTGCCCACGTCGAGTCAAACTATTACCAGGATGCTGGATGGAATGGTTATGCCGGAGAGAACCTGCTCTTCGGCTATTTTTATGCGGACGCCGGGAAAGAAGACTGGCTGCCGTCCAAGGATACGCCCATGGACGACTTGCAGATGGGAGCCTATTTTACCGTATCCAATGCCACCAACATTGCAGTCTACATCAACGAAGAAGACAACGTCAGTCGGTCCGACTTTAATGCCCATCTGACTGATAAAAACGCTCACAGTGATGTGATTGGCTGCACCAGCACGTCAGACGGCACACGGGGATTCGTGCCTGCCCCGAAAAAGGGCATGCAGACGGGATACTATCTCAGTGCAGACGGGGCCTGGAAGCAGGTCAAGCAGCGGAGCGTAAAGGACCTGATTGATATCCTGTACCCGGTTGGATACATCATCACCCTGACCGGCGACCAGAACCCGAACCAGCTGTGGGCAGGGACCACCTGGGAACGCTACGCTGCAGGCCGGGTGCTGATGGGCGCAGGTACGTACACCGAAAACGGCGTGACCTACACCTACATCAATGGGGCCACGGGCGGCGAGGTTAAAC